GGTGGTAGACAGACATTCGAGATGGTGTACTATAACCAAGCTTATGTAGAAGGTACACAGATATTTACTATGAACATAATTGACCAGTGTATGCGTGCAGATATGGTTATGGGACAAAAATATAATAACTTGTATTTAGTAGCAGGACTTGACCCTGCATCATCTGGTTACCAAGCATGTGTGTTATGGGGAATAGACCAATACAGAGCTGAGTTATATTTAATAGATTTAGAAAATAGACGTGGTGGGGGAGTGAGAGCTGCCTTAGACCAAATGGCTGACTGGTTACATAAATACGATTGCAGACATTGGATAGTAGAAGAAAATGGTTTTCAATCTGCAATACGACAAGATGCAGGTATAAAAGAATTTACACTACGTAGTGGTATTACTATACAAGGACACCTAACAGGTAAAAACAAACATGACCCATTATATGGTGTAGGTGCGATGGCAGATTTATTTGAAAATAGGAAAATACATCTACCTATTGGAGATGGAGAATCTAATGCAAAGGTACAGAAATATCGACAACAACTGTTATACTTTGATGGAAAACCTGTTTCTAAGCGAAACAAGGAAAAAACTGATATAGTTATGGCTAGTTGGTTTCCGATGAAGGTTTTCAGACGTATGCAAAAAGAGCATGCTGCTGACATAGGATTGGATTACAATCCTAGTTATGGAGAATACAAAATGACAGATATGAATGACGCACCATGGGGATAGAAAACTTAGACATTAAATCTTATAAAGAGATTGTTAGAAATGCTTCTGAGTTAACTTCAGGAAAATTAGTACAAGAACGACAAATTTCTAAAGCTAGAATAAAAGCTATTTTAAATGGTGGTGCAGATGGCATTAAAGCATTACTAGGTAACACAATGGAAACCTCTGATGCTGATTTACTACCAGCTCCTAACATGTTGCAATCTGGTATTGACCGACTTGCACAAAAGATTTCAGGTATACCTCAAGTACGAGTAGATGTACCTAACGATAATGATTCAACTAGAAGTAAAATGCGTGCAGACAAACTAGAACGTATTGTTACTAACTATGATGATAAACAAAACCTTAACTTACAATTAGCACAAGCATCTAGGTGGCTACCTGGATATGGTTTCTGTGCTTGGGTAATAACAACTAAAAGAGATACTAATGGATTTATATATCCATCAGCAGAACTAAGAGACCCTTATGATACTTTCCCAGGAAACTTTGGACCTGACCAACAACCAAGAGAAATGGCTGTAGTAAGACGTGTACCTAGATACAAACTTGCACAGATTTATCCAGAGTTTGCTAATGAGATATTAAAAGTAGATGAAGATGAAACTAAAGATAATAATTATTCTGAAACAGCTACTCCTTTTATGTCTTATGAAAATAACAGAGAACAAGGTTGGGAAGACAATACTTACTCTGGTGTAAGGATTATTGAATATTATGACATGGGTGGTACTTATGTAGTATTCCCAGAACGTAATATGATTTTAGACTTTATACCTAACGTATTATCAACACCACCGTTTGTGTTTATGAAACGAATATCTTTTGACCATCTCAAAGGACAATATGACCATGTCATAGGTCTTATGGGTATGATGGCAAAAATAAATATTATGTCTTCAATAGCCATGGAAGATGCAGTATTTACAGAAACTAATATATCTGGAGAAATAGAATCAGGACAATATAGAAAAGGTAGATTTGCTGTTAACTATTTAGCTCCAGGTACACAAGTTTCTAAACCAATGAACAATATGCCGTATCAGTTGTTCCAACAAGTAGATAGATTGGAACGACAGTTACGTATGGTAGGTGGCTACCCAGTTACTGATGATTCACAATCACCTAACTCTTTTGTTACTGGTGCAGGATTATCAGAACTAAACTCCACTATGTCATTAATGATTAATGAGTATAGAGAAATTGTTAAACAAGCATTACAAGACATGGACTCTAAGAGATTAGAGCTAGATGTAGTCTTATCTTACTCACAAGGTATAAGTAAAAAACCTATGGCAGGTTTTCTTAAAGGTTCTGCATTTAGCGAGAACTATAAACCATTAGCTGATATTGCTGGAGACTATAACACAAGACGTATCTACGGAGTTATGGCTGGATTTGATGAGCCACAAAAAATTGTAACTGGTTTGCAATTACTACAAGCAGGTGTTATAGACGTAGAAACTTTACAAGATAATATTGATGGTTTAGAAAACATAGCTAAAGTACAGGAACGTATTAGAAAAAATAAAGCAGAAAGTGTTTTGTTTGATTCTATATTAGCTAGGTCATCACAAGGCGACCCTGCAGCAACAATGGCAGCTATTGCTATTTATGAGTATCCAAACGAAGTAACTGAGATTATGAAACAGTTTTATACTCCTGAAGAGCCGCAGATGACTCCTGAACAAGAAGCTTTAATACAACAACAGATGGCACAAGCGATGGGAGGACAAGGTGGACCGCCAACAATGGCACAAGCATTTGGAATGTAAGATGGAAGAATTTGTAGAAGCAGAGTTTTGGGATATGGTTTATAACGAATATGGTGTTATGGACGAAATGGATATATTATCTGAAAACATAACTGAAATCATAACACCACAAAAAGGCATAATTATATTAATAACTAAGGATTTTCATAATGGCAAAGAATCGAACTAGCGGTAGAGGTGGTTACAGACAACCTGCTGAACCTGCTCCAGTAGCTACACCTGACAGAAATAGAACTGATGGTGGTGCAGGTAGTAAAACACAACCTTTAAGAAGAATGCCTGATGTTGCATATGGAAAACAACAAGATTTAATGCAACAACAACAGATTGCACCTTTACCTGTAGCTAATCAAGTAGTAGCACCTAATATTTTTGCTCCTACTGAACGACCTGGAGAACCAGGAACACAAGGTGTACCAATAGGTCCAGGTACAGGTCCAATAAAGATACAAGACAACACAGATACAATTTTACAAGCTATATACGAAGTTAATCCATCACCTGTTATATTAGAAATAATTAATAATAGGCAGGGTTAATGGGTTTCATTCTATATGACCGTAATGAATATTACGATATACTGCGTGGTGCAAATCAAGATTCATTACAATCAGGTCAATACAAATCAGCTTTAACAGACAACAATCAAATAATTAAAGATATGGAAATTTATGCAGAAAGATTTCCAGAATTACCTGCTGACGTATCTGCAGGACTAGCTATTGCTGGTGTTCCACCAGATTATGCAGCTGTAAAAGAAATCGCACAAGATATTAGTAACAACAAAGTTGTAGCTACAGCAGGATTATGGAACGAGTTACAACAAAAATATAGATATGAGCATACTGAAAACAATATGAAAATGTCTATTGGTGATTTGTTAACAGGTGGTTTAATGCCAGGTGGAGCTAAACCAGGTGATGTCCAATACGGTGTATGGGCATTTGCTGCTTTAGATGCATTATTTCAAACTGTAGGTCCTTCTGGTAAATGGTCAGTGTTATCTTCTGTAGTTAATGCTGTAACACCAGGACAACCTATGGTAGTAGGTAGGTCACAAGCATACCTAAGAGATTTAAAACAATACGATAATTTACTTAAAAAAGGTTATACACCACAAAAAGCACAAAGTATGTTGCAAATAGACCTAAGTCAAACTTCTGTAGAGAATTTAGGTAAAGAAGGTGAGGGTATAGATAATATAAAGAAACACATAGATATGTTACAAGAAGCTCACAATATGGGTGGCGAACCAATATTAGCTAACATGTGGAGAAATGTAGTACAAGGTAAACCACTTAACTTTGATAGAGCTACATTAATATCTATGGAATCTGTTAAAGCAGAAAATACACCTTATTACAAAGATTTAACAGAAAACTATGGTATGACACCAGAAAGTGCTAGAGCTTTTATATATGAAAATATTGGTGAGCCATTAAAAGAATTTGATGAAAATGGTGAAATAAATTATACATCTGCATATAACCCTAACAAAGTTAACTTTTACGCAGGTAGACGTAAACAAAAGTATTTCTGGGCTGGACAAGATGAACAAGATTTTTATAGACCTGAATGGGCAAACAAAAATATATTGCTTGAATACTCACCAGGTAAAATAACTGCATCAGAATTTTATGAGCCAGGCTCTAGAGCGTTTGATTTGTTATCTGGTGGTCTTGATGCTTTCTATCAGATAGGTCCTGAAGTATTTGCAGGTAAAGGTATCAGAGGTGTAAAGAATTTAAATAAAGGTTTACGTGGTGTAAACAAAGCATTTGACTTGTTTGACAATGGTAAGCTAGTTAAGTCAGGTAAAACAGTTAAGATATCTCCAAGAGCGCAGGCTGATGAGATACTTCGTACTGTTGGTGATGAAATAGATGGACAAACAGGTAAAGGGGATATTAATAAATATTTAGACAATAATGGTAGATTTATTAAAAATAAAGAATACCGTAAAGATTTTACATCTACTAGAAAAGCTTTAAAGAAACTTAAAAAAGAAAATACACTATTTGGTAGAGTGCCTAGGTTTTTTCAAACAACACAAGATGAAATACTTAATCAACCTACTAATGTAGCATTTTTTAAAACACTTGCTGATACAGGACCAGACCAATTAGCTTATATACAAACAAATCCTATAACTAGAAACTTACCTGCACAAATACAAAAAGCTATTACACAAGAAGATGACTGGTTAAAAATACAAGATTTGTACAGTCAAATGATTGGTAAGTCTGGATTCCAAATTAATAATAAAGCTGGACAAACTGTACCGTATACATTACCTGGTAGGTTAATGCCTAAGACTGGTTCTTTAGTTACAAACAGAGTATTGCAAAAAACAGGTATTAATCCTAATGCTGCATATAGAACATTTGGTAGCTGGGCTGGTGAAAAAGCTAGAAAAGTTAGAGAAGTTATACCTACAAAACCTACACGTTTACTTAGAGTAGAAGACTCAGTTGACGAAGTAGTAGACACTATGGATAGTGTAGGTAAAACTTATCTTGCACGTAAAGCTGACCAAGGTGTTATGAGCTATACAGAACAATTAGCAGAAGGTATAGAGTTACCTGCATTTGAAAGATATCTAGGTTTTAGTTCTAACTTTAATGCTAGCTATAATCCTTGGTTTAGAAAAACATTAGGTGTAATTCCTGAAATGGGTATACCACTTAATAACATTGAAGTAGGTTACAGACAACTTGGTTCACATTTACAAATTAATGGTTATGACCCAGGAGAAGCATCTAAAATATTAAATAACTTTTTAGATATAGACCCAGGTGATAAAACAGCTATTAGAAAATTTGCTGATGTACAGTCAAGTCGTGACATAGAACTTGTTAAAGCCAGAGGTGGTAATTGGCTTTATGTTGCAGAAGCAGCAAAAGAAATGTTTTCTGGTCAAAAGAAAATGAAAATATATGCTACTGGTAAAAATAATAAAATACTTCCTAACATAGGTTCTAATTACAAAGGTTATGAAATAAATGAGTTAGGTAACGCAGTTAATAACAAAGGTGAACTTGTTACTACTATGACAGCTTCATTGTTTGATGAAATGCAAGATAACATTGCACCATTACTTGACTATAGATTGCTTAATAAAGCTATGGGTAAAATGTTTAAACCTTACGAAAAAGTTGGCGAAGGTAATTTTGTTAAATCAAATTTTAGACATGATATGACTCAATGGACAAAGTATCATGCTCCTTGGTCTAAAGATTCAAAAAATGCTGTTAATCCTTTTGAACCAGGTGTTATATCAGTTAAACGATTAGAAAACAATATGTTTACAAATCTTACAAATTTTTATACAAGAAATATATTTAAACCTTTTGTACTTATAAGAGTTGCATTTTTTACACGTGTGTTTATGGAAGAGCAAGCACGTATGGCTGTAAAAGGTTTATCAGGAATATACAACAAACCAATAAGTTATTTACAATGGTTAGCTGCTCATAATCCTAATTCTAAAGTAGGTAAAATACTTGAAAGTATGCCTTTATCTAAATACAAAGGTGCTACTTATAATGAAGATGCTATTGATTTTCTTATGCAAGAAGAAGTTATTGAAGCTATGCAAAAATCATTTAAACCTACTGACATTGGTCCTGCAGGTAAAAGAAAAAATAAATATCTAGAATATCTTGGTAAACAAAAATCAGAGATGAATATAACTGAAATAGGTGAATCTATATATGCAG